GTAGATGGATTCTAAAAACACAAAAACAAACCCTTGAAATGACAATTGTTTCAAGGGTTTTTGTTATATCTAAAAATAGAAAAGGGGCAGACAAGGGGCAAAATTAAAAAATACTATCCAATTTCTTTACAAGTTTATCTTCCATATCTTGCGTTGTATGAGAATAAATTTCGAGTGTCATTTTGGCATTTGCGTGCCCTACACGATCCATAATTGACTTAATAGGAAGACCAGCTTCTGCTAAAAACGAAATGTGAGAATGTCGAAACACATGGCTAGATAGATTTTTTTCTATTCCTACCATTGCGCCATATTTTTTTATAATTTGAATGAAAGATGCTAAAGTTATTGGACTATTCCAGATTTCAAAACAAAAAATATAATCATCTTTCGTTAATGGTTGAAAGCGTTCAGTAAGCCGTATTATTTGCCTTTTAATGGCTTCAAGCGCTGCTTCAGAGACCTGGATTGTTCTGATTGATTTTCTTGTCTTCGGGATTGTTTTTATCTTATGAATTGAATCAAAATTTCCTGCGATTTCAATTTTTTTATTTTGGAAATCAATATTTTTTAATTGAAGGCCTGTAAGTTCGCCATAGCGCATTCCAGTAAGAGCTAGAACAAGAACCATGTCAGCGTATTTCTCATTGAATTTTTTACTGTTCAATGAATCAACAAGTTGTTTAATCTCGTCCATTGTGAGGAATTTTTTGCGCTTTTGCTCAATACCTTCCACAGTCTCCAAAGGCTTTGGAATACTTGTAAAATTCACCTCGTTCTTATCGATATAAGAATATTTCAGAGCATACTCAAAGATAGTCTTTAACCTAATTCGGACTCTATTTGCCGTATGATAGGTTTTAGCTTCAAGAATTTTATCAAGCTTTTTTTGAACGAAACGTCTATCGATATTTATCAAAAGAATATCATCGTTTATTTTTTCTTTTATAACATTATCAATAAATGAGTAAGAGTGCTTTGTTGATTCCTTAACTGTCTTTTCCCATTGTTGATAGAAAAGGTTGTAAATTTCCCCAAAGGTTATATTTTTTTCATTTTTAGTGTTTAGCTTTTTTTGTATCTTTTCTTGCAAGAGCAATGCCGCTTGATTTCTTGCCTGGGGTGTTTTTTTCTCCATCGTGACTGATACTTTTTTTAATTTCTCGGTGTACGGATCTTTGTATCGCTCAAAAAATTTATATTTTCCGTTTGGCAATTCTTCCATCCACATTGATTTTAACCTCACTTTTTGATAAAATGAGTATAGTAAAGAGGGCCATTTAATGCCTTTTACTATACATAATCTCCTCACGCTCAGAGTCGCCAAACATTGAGAGCGTGAGGCTTTTTTGTTAAATTAAACTGAACTAAACAACAATTTTGCCATTTGCATCAGGTGTCTTGAATAAAGCTAGGACTCCTTGGAAAAAACCAAGGATAACAGAAATACCAGTTACGAGTAGAAGTAAGTAAAAAATCCCTTTACTGTTATATCCGGCATAAAAATGGTGCGCACCTAATCCACCGAAGAATATAGCTAACAAGACATAAACCCATTTATTTACATAATGCAATCCGTAAGCAGTCTGCTGAGTATTAACGACTTGCGACTGATTTTGGACAGCGTTATTTTCGTTGACGATATTGATGTTAATTTTATCATCTTTCTTCTGTTCTGTTTTAATAACGATTATTTCATCGTCAACTTTGTGGATTTCAACTTCATCCCCTAATTGCGGAACAAAGTTTAATTCAGATGGATTTACTTTGATGTATTCTTCATTATGTGCGATAGTAACTTCTGTTCCAGTTACTTTGATAATTTTAGCCATTTTATATTCCCTTCATTTTCTAATTTAATAATGCTAAATACTCTTCCTTAACCATGACCTCGTCGGCTATGGTTTTTAAATTATACTTTTCCATGAAGACAAGAAAATTAAAAGTCATCTTGTCTTCAGCCACATCTAATTCGGCTTTCATAAGATGATGAATCATGTTGCGGTTAGCTTCTAATTCGCATCTTTCTCTGAAATTTTGATAGATGTCTGGTGAGTGGTTCTTGTGAGCGATCTCATGTAATGCTACCTGAACTCTTTTGTCCTCCGATATAGCATCACTCAAAAACATCGTTTTTAAAGCAGGTATATAAAAGGCTTCGTCAGGAAATAAAAAATCCTCAAATATGTGAATCTTAATGCCTAAATTAAAGGCTAATTCCTTTTCTGTCATAGTTTATTTATCCTTTTCGTAGATAAATTTCGATAATGTTCTGGATCGCTTTCTTATCTTCGTCTGACAACGGCTTACCATTGAAACGCATGGCAGTAGAAGCGAGTTCCTCAACATTTACCTCTTTGCCTTCGAAGAAGAATTGTTCTTTATCAGCTATTGCAGGGTTATCCGTTCTGCCGAGCAAGTAGTCAGTGGACACATTGAAGTAGTCGGCGATTTCTTGTAAACGCTCAGAACTAACTTTTTGTCGTTTTAAGGAATAAAGTGTATTTTTGCTATATCCCAATTTTTCTTCAACTTGATTTAGAGATAAGCCCTTTTTTCGAGCCAATTCTCTAACTTTTTCAAATGTTGGAAACATTGATTTATCAACCTTTCTGAGAGATTGACAAAAAATATTTAAATCATTTATTTAAAAGTGTTGACAAAATTAAATAAATGATTTAAAATAGTTTTTGTAAGTTAATGAGTTAGTAAAAAACAAAGTTAAAACTTATCTAAAAATAAATAGCTTTGGCGAGCAAGAAAATCGATAGATATAAGGTTTTATCAAGGTTTTTAATTATGCTTTCATTTTAAATTATTTATTTAAAAATGTCAAGTGATTATATAAAAATTCTAACTCATTTTCTTACTTTTAAAGAAAGGAGGAAGATGAATGTCAAAAAAAGAAGCGTCTCCAATGTCTTTAGAGAATCTAAAAAACGATATTCAAAGTTTTATTGAGAAGGTCGCTGATGAAGCTATTCAACAATCTGAGACTTACTCGCAAGCAATTTTGCTAGTTTCGAAAAACACTAGTTTTTCAGAACATGGCTTAGCAATGACAAAAGCTATCCAAGACGAAATCACGAAACGCGCCTTGAATTGCAGAACAAAAAATGAGCCTATCTCTATACAGATAGATCCAGAAGAATTCAAGAATCTTAGCTATGAAGCCATTCATGATATTTCTCAAGTAACTCTATAGTAGTTATTGTAGAAATCAAACCACCGACCATCCCAAGTTGCAATCCGTCTGTGTGGTCGATTTGCTTAGTAGCTTCATTAGCTTTGGCAGCAATAGCTTGCATATCTTCGTCTGTTAAAGATTCTCGGAAATCTTTAAAGGATTTCATATAATCACCTCCTTTCTAATTTCATTATAGCAGAAAGCGAGGAGAGAAAAAGAAAAGAAAGGAGAGAAATATGCCAAATATGGATGGTGGACGTCAAAAAATCAGAGATTACCTAAAAGAACACAATCTGACGATGGCGACGCTAGCAGTACAGTATAGCATGACTCGTCAGGATGTAACGAATATCCTGAATGGAAAATTAAAAAATCCACAAGCGAATCAGTTCATTGCTCGAGTTATTGAAGATTTTAAAATTCGGTAACGCAAAAAGCACCTAAAGAAGTCAGGCGCTCAACAAAATATTCATCTAAAGTATAACACGAAAGGAGAAAAAATGGAAGCAGTTGAAATTGTAAGAATTAAAGATGTGATCATTGAAAAAGTCTCTGCTAATGATGAAGAATTAGAACACATCTTTGGATGCTCAAAGCGACAAGCGGGAGACATGAGACGCGAGATGAAGAAGCTACCTAGCCAACAGAAGCATCTTAGGAATGATGGCCAACTTGTCACGATTAAAGGTTTTGATGCCTACCTGCAATACAGAGGCAGTCGAAATTGGAAAAAAGAAATGGTGAAAAGCAAGAAAATGAGGTCAGTCGGATGAACCTACTAACAAGAATTAAAAACTACTTTTCGGAAGAGGTCGAAGAAACCAATCTGGACTGGAGAGTGGTCGCTCTGGACCTCAATCAATCACTGATTGAAACACAAGAAAAACTTCAAGAAGCGAATCAAGAAATTTACGACTTGAAGCGGGAGCTTGCTGCCTACAAGTACAAAGAAAACTTTGATATCAAGGCTAGACTGCAAGGAGAAGTGTAGATGTACATTATATCGATTTATGTCAAGAATACTGAAACCGGGAACGAGGATTTCAGTATTATCGGAAGAGACTTTTTGCCAATCGGTGAACAAGATTATTCGGCTACTGTTTTCGAGACGAAAGAAGAAGCTATTGCTTATTTGAAATCAGCTTCATACGAAGCTGCTGGAGTTTATGGCAATGACTGGGAATTTCAAGACAAGACTTCTTCTGGAGTAGAATCCCGTTGTCGAATTTGGAAAATCGGAGAATGAAGAAAACAATTGAAATTTTAAAGGAGAATGCAAAATGATGGAGTACATTTACCTGTTAACAATCGTAGGGATTGGACTATGGTCGCTAGTGAATACGCTGGATGACCACGCTGAAATGAAGCAAAAAGAGCGTCAGCAAATAGCTAACAATGTTGCACGTATGAACCTGGAGAAATCAGATAAGCAATTTACTTATGATGTGCAACCTCCGGAAGGACTTGCAAAAGGTGTAGAAGAAGGAGTTTGAAATGGTCCGAAATAAATTGACAGATTTAACTAATACTCTCTTTGCCCAACTAGAAACATTGGATGATAGGGATCTTACTGCTGATGAATTAAAGACCGAGCTTCAACGATCAAAACAGATGGTCGCAATCTCGGGTCAAATCCTACAAGCTGGCCAGTTGGCGCTAGATGCTGAAAAATTCAAAGACAAGGTAGGTGAAGTCAATGCCCCGATCGCTTTGCTGGAAGGATGAGTACACGGAGTACATGCATGAAATTTGCCATGGTCGATTAACTCCCGAAGTAACCAGGTTACTAAATGAGAAATTTGGGACAAACTATACCAAGACTCAAATAGGCGGCGTACGCAAACGCCTTGGATTACCAGTTGGGAAAATCTATCAAGGTCGATTGCTGACGAGGGAGCAACATGATTATCTTGTGTCAATTCAAAAAAATAAGATTTCTCGTGATGTCGCAAATGAAATAAACCAAAAATTTGGATTATCACTAACAGAGAAACAAATTAAGAGTTATCGAAGAAATAATAATCTACATAGTGGTTTGACAGGAAGATTCGAGAAAGGTCAGACTCCTCACAATAAGGGGAAGAAATACCCAAATATGCCAAAAAACAGCGGGCAGTTCAAAAAAGGTAATAGACCTCCGAATTATGTACCTGTCGGTACTATCAACTACACAACAGACGGTTATCCGAAAGAAAAGATTGGAGAACCTAATCGATGGTTTTTGAAACATCGTAAAGTGTGGGAGGACCATCACGGGCCGATACCAAAAGGGTATTCTGTCTGCTTCCTGGACAGAAATAAGACCAATTATGATATCTCTAACCTTATTCTTTTATCGAATGAAGAACTTGCTCGAATGAATCAGAATAATTACTTTAGTTCAGATCCGGAATTGACTAGGTTAGGAGCAGGTATCACAAAATTAAGTAGAAAAATAAAACAACAGGAGTAACAAATGGTAACAATCAACAAACTGGAAATTGAAAACGTCAAGCGCGTTAAAGCGGTCAAGCTAGAGCCTTCTGCAACTGGATTGACAATCGTGGGTGGAAATAACAATCAGGGTAAAACAAGCGTGCTGGACGCGATTGCTTGGGCGCTAGGAGGCAACAAGTACAAACCTAGCCAAGCTCAGAGAGAAGGCAGTACAATCCCGCCGAGCTTAAAAATCACGCTATCAAACGGCTTGATTGTGGAGCGCGGTGGTAAGAACAGTACTCTCAAGGTCATTGACCCGAGTGGTAACAAGGCTGGTCAAAACTTATTGGATAGCTTCGTGGAAGAGCTGGCTATCAACTTGCCAAAATTCATGGAGCAGACTAGCAAAGAGAAGGCTAAAACTCTGTTGCAGATTATCGGAGTTGGTCCGCAATTGGCTGAACTGGAAATGCAGGAAAAAGCCAAGTACGACGAGCGCCATGCAATCGGCGTGATTGCTGACCAAAAGGAAAAGTTCGCGAAAGAACAACCTTACTATCCAGATGCGCCGAAAGAACTAGTCTCTATCTCTGAGCTTATCCAACAACAACAGGCCATCCTTGCTAAGAATGGCGAGAATGCTCGTAAGCGTCAGAACTTAGTATCTATCCGGAGTCAACACGCTTCAGCAACTGCAGAGGTTGAACGATTGGAGCAATTGCTGGCCGATGCCAAAGAAAAAGAAAGTCAGTTAGCTCAAGACTTGGCTATCGCAAATACCGATGCCATGGATCTTCTCGATGAATCAACTGAGGAGATTGAAAACAACATCGCAGAGATTGACGAAATTAATCGTAAAGTGCGTGCTAATCTGGACAAGGATAAAGCAGAAGAAGATGCCAAGGGTTATCGTGAACAATACAAGGAACTTGATAATGTGATTGCTGATATCCGCAAGCAGAAGACAGACTTGCTTACAAATGCAGACTTGCCGTTACCTGGTTTGTCCGTGGATGATGGCGAATTGCTCTATCTTGGCCAGCGCTGGGATAACATGTCTGGTAGTCAACAACTGCAAGTGGCGACTGCAATCGTGCGCAAATTGAAGCCAGAATGTGGATTTGTCTTGATTGACAAGCTGGAGCAAATGGATCAGCAGACCTTGCAAGAATTTGGCGCATGGCTTGAACAAGAAGGTTTGCAAGCAATCGCGACACGGGTATCAACAGGAGACGAATGTAGCATCCTGATTGAAGACGGGTATAGCGTGAAGCCGGAAAAATTTGTTTCTGCTGCTCAAAACGGTTTAGTAAGTGGGGCAGCAAACGCTGCAGCATCGGCTACATGGCAAGGTGGATTTTAAAAACTAAAGGAGAACAATCATGAAAAAAACAGAAACTTTTATTGTATTTCGTAACAAAAAAACAGGTGACTTTTTATCGAAATATAAAAGCAAAGAACAAACTCTTGCTTATTCAGCAGAATATACAGAAAAATTGAAACGTGCTGCTAAAAATGAAGTTGAAGCGACAAAAGTACAAATTGAAGATTTTACAAAACTAGCGAATGCATTAAATTGTGAATTGCTCGAAGTGACTGCAACGTATGAGCTTAAAACACTTGACGGTGAAGAACCGGAAGATTTAACAGACAAAACCGAGAATTCAAAATCTGAGTCGTTCAAAAAGTTTCTTGTTATGTTGGCAAATGGATTGGAGGATGACTAAACATGCAAATTACAAGAGGAAAACGAGCACGAGCTCAAAAAGTTGTTATTTATGGTCCTGAAGGAATCGGCAAGTCCACGTTTGCAGCCGAATTTCCAAATGCTGTCTTCATCGATACAGAAGGTTCGACAGACAACATGGATGTGGCACGACTCGACAAGCCAACCAGCTGGACCATGCTCATCAATGAGATTGCTTTTATCAAAGCAAATCCGACTGAGTGTGGGACACTCGTCATCGACACAATCGACTGGGCGGAAGCTTTGGCAGTTAATTACATCTGTTCGCAACATGGTAAGCAAGGGATTGAAGATTTTGGCTGGGGCAAGGGGTACACATTTGTACAAGAAGAAATGGGACGTTTCTTAAATAGCCTGTCTGACTTGGTAGATATGGGCATCAACGTGGTATTGACTGCGCACGCTCAAATCAAGAAATTTGAACAACCGGACGAGATGGGCTCTTATGACAGATACGAACTAAAGCTTGGTAAGAAGACAAGTTCCCAGACGGCACCACTTGTAAAAGAGTGGGCAGACATGGTTCTATTTGCCAATTACAAAACCTTAGTCATGACGGCCGAGAACGGCAAGAAGAAGGCGCAGGGCGGTGAACGTATGATGTATACCAATCATCGCCCAGCATGGGACGCCAAGAACCGACATGGATTACCTGATGAATTACCGTTCCATTATGCAGGGATTGCTCATATCTTTGCGAATCAGCAAGTGCATACACAACAGCCACAACCACAGACAGTCGCTCCAGAATCTCAGCAGGCTGTTCAGCAAGCCCCTGAGCAAGTTCAAGAAGAATTGCCTCTCGATATGTCACAGGTGGCTGAAAAGCCTCAAAATGAAGCTCCTAGCGAACCACAGGTAACTCCTAGACAGTATCACGCGAACTTGCCAAAGAGTTTGACGGACCTCATGTCTCAAGGTAACGTGACAGAAGAAGAGCTCCAAAAAGTTGCATACATACGAGGTCACTTTCCGCTGGGCACGCCAATTGAAAACTTCCCTCCTGATTACTGGGATATGATTGTCGCACATTGGCAGGCAACTATGGAAGTTATTCAAAACCAAGTGCGAGCAGATCCTGAGCTGCCCTTCTAGATGTAGATTCTGGGAATTAGAAATCATAGCAAAATATAATAAGGAGTATCTATGAAAGATAAAACTATTAAAATTGATTTGTCAAAAATCGCAAATACAGCCTTACAAGAAAAGGTTGACAAAGAACTTGAAAAAGTCCTTGAGAATATTCTGGATCTCAATACAGAAGCTAAAGCGACTCGCAAGGTTACTATCATACTAACGATGTCAACAGACGATGAACGTACTGTCGTAAAAACAGGTATGGAAGTCAAATCTACTTTAGCACCGCAGAAAGGTGTTGCAACAACTGTCATTGTCGGTCGCGACGACACTGGTAAAATTCACGCAAATGAGCTCAAGAGCGGTATCCCAGGTCAGACTTACTTTGATGACAACGGAGATATGAGAACCGACACTGGCGAACTCGTCGAAGAAGTAGAACAACAAAGCACAAATATTATTGATTACAACAAAAAGAAAGCAGGTAACTAACCATGACAGAAAATCTCAAAGAAGCATTATCTTACACAGTCGAACTAGCGGGTAAAGAAAAGAAAATCATTCGTTCAGAGACAGGGAAGGAATATTTTGACAGCAATGAATATGACTTACAGGAACTTAACCCTCGTAAGTACGCACCTATTCTCGAACTTCAGACACTCAAGAGTCTTGTTGACTACCTCAAATCAGATAACGATCTCATCAGTGATCGTAAACTTTTAGTTGTCGTGGACAGTTACCAAAAAGTATCTGTATATAATCAAGTTGATTTTGAAAATGGTAAACGTCCTCAGCTCGTGTCTGTAAGAGCATCTGTCCCAGTTATTCCGTTCAGTAATTGGCGCGACCAGGAAGAATTCAATATTATGCTGCAGTCTATGTTTATCGATGATGCAGACCGTAATTTGGTTTTGGATTTTGCTAGCCATTTGAAAATCGAAAAAGGTGCAGAAGTAC